CCTGAAGTATTCGCTGAATCTCGGCGGGAGATAAAGACGCACCGACCATTTCTTTTCGGTAATTAGACCAAGTAGTATGATCCGAGTAATCAACTGTTGCCCACTCAAGTCCTTCAGTGGCCTTCAGTGATTCCAGAACCATCCAGTCAGTTTTCTTACCGGCCCACTCCATCAGTTTAGTATTGTAAGCCTTATCGTTGACATCTACAGAATGGCTCCCACCTGGAAGCATCTTCTCCGGTGGTGTCGGCACTGGACAAAGCTTCTCAAATGCCGTGTAATCCAGAACAGCTTGGGCCTTGAAAACAAGGTCCCCATCTGATCGCGGAATCACCACGACTTCGATGTTAGGCTTACTTATCTCTCGACCATGCATCTTCATAAATACACTCCCGCCTTTCACCCTAGATTATCTAGGTCTTGGCACTTCTGACAACAGTGGCTTCCTTAGCGTTACACTTACCGGAGACTGACACAGTTCCGGCTCTAAGGTCATGATCGAGTGACTCATACCTGAAGTCAGGCAGCGTAATCACTTCATTATCGCCGGATGCACAATCAGGCACATAAGAAACAATCAAGTCAACAGAGAACGGCCTGCAGGTATCAGAATCAGAAGATACCCAATCAACAGCCGCCCCGATATTCTTGAGTGCATCCTCAACCGTAGGAATACCAGCAGTACCAGTCGTACCGGCGATATATTCCCACACGAAATCAAGAGTGACGTCCATCGGGACTTCATCACCCTCACGCACCTCATCCAGAGCGCCTCTGTCTAAGGTGTACTCAATAGTTTTCTTTTCCGAGTAAGTAAGATTACCGGCACCTAACTTCACTGTGATACTGTTGGCCGGAGTGGCACCGTCCTGCATAGTAAGCGTGGCGTTCTTCAGATCGATCTGAGCATAAGCGGGTGCCCAAACGACCCCAATTCCATTTAACCGCATCTTCATCCTCCTCCTAACTTTCGTCCAGAAACATCTCGTAATGCCCTTCTACACATGCTTGCATCAGACCCTCGGAAGGACCAATCTGACCGAAGTGATTGATCTGGATTCTCTCCTTGCCCCGGTGATCTGCCACAAGTTTCAGGCAGCCAAGCAGAGTTCCATCATCATCCACTCCGTTACCATACTTATACACATGAATAGTGGAAAATGCAGCAGCAGCGATTCCAACATCTTCATGTATACGATGGAAATTCGAATCATCCATCGCCGACTGTACTAATACGTTAATTTCTATAAATGCGCGCCAATAACCCTTACTAAACTCAGTAAAGTAAGGTCCGTCTACGCGGAGTTCAAGAAAATCTTTTTCACTCCGCGTATTCCGGTACTGCCCCTCTATGAATAGAGGTAATGTATCCTTATTAGCATCAAAATGTTTTGATACTGATGCGAAAATCCATCTTGGCCAGTTCTTGTTAGTAGCCATTATGACACCCCATCTGAACTCGATACTTCCTTACACGTTATCATATATGCGTAACCGACTTCTGCTCTGACTATTTCTTTAATAATATACGGCCGTTCCTCATAGACACATATATCATTTTCAGTCGGTATAAAATTCTTGGGTAAATCCTTAGCGTCTACCAATATTTGCTTTGTACTAGAATCAAAGAACCCACCATAAGTGAAGTTCTTATTTGCGGCAATAAATGAAAGATCATATGAGAACTCTCTGACTCCACGATTAGGCAGCACTACTGCTCGTCTGACTGTGTAATCAGCATATACTGGTGTATGAACACCGGTTTCAAGATCATACCCATCGCTCTGGAGCCGGCGTATAACGATAGAGACGCCAAACTCGCGCTTCAATCTATAGATGATTAGCTCAATCTGTCTTAGTACATTTTTAGCGACCATTACTTATATCCTTTAAGCAAGGGCGTCTATTGAGTTCCTTGGTAAGCATCCTCAAAGCAGTAGAAACTTCTTCCGATGACTTCGTTGCCATAACAACTAGAGCTTGAATCGTATTACGCTGGAAATCCTCTACCTCTTTGATTCGCGCTGTCATAAGTTCTTCTCGATGCTTTGCATACTGATTACTCATGTAGTCACGCCAAACAAAGTAAGCTAGCAAGGCCGCAGGCACTCCAAAGATTCTAGCTATTTCAATAAACTCATTCATGGTGATTAGGGATAAGGAGGGGACCGAAGTCCCCTCCCGAACCCATTCTCCTTTAGCCAAACATGACTGCGCCGAGCGACGTGTCCAGAACCTTGACACCGCAGAGAACGTCGGCGGTGACCAGGTGACCCTGCTTATTGCCGTCATACGTAATGGTGATTCTCACCGAAAGACCATTGTAGTTGGCGACATAAGACAGAGCGCCAGTGCCCGCAGCGGGTGCAGCCAGCGGACGCATAACTAATGCAAGTGCATTCTTATGGAATGCGAAATTGTACGAACCGGCAGGACCAACTCCAACCTCGGTGGTATGCGCAGCAGTCGCCTCTAACGGCCTATCAAGCAACACGCCAACCGTAGTCGGCGTTCCGATAGCTCCATAAGCGGCAGCCGAGGGAGCGTTACCGAACGTAATCAGCTGTCCACTCTTCGGAGCAACCGAGAACCCGTTGACAACGAGCGTCTTGGCATAAGCGGCATCGTAACCGGCACCGAAGTTAACGGCGCCGGGGGTGTAGACGGTAAGGACAGCAGTATCAACAACTGCGTGTCTGAGTCCGGGCTCAAACGTGATTTCGGTAGCCGGAGTACCAGTGACGGAGGTAATCCGCTGAGGCGTATCATCCCCGTCAACCACGAACCACGAACCATCGGTAATAGTAATACCGCCGTGGATAGTCATGGTAACGGTACCGATGGGATACCCGGCGCCGTTGTTAACATCAGGATACTGAACGGTATTACCGGTGGCAATACTCGGGGTGTTCTGACACATGAAGCTGTCAAATCCAAACTTTCTTCCTAACGAACCCTCACGAAGAGCCGAACCCTCATCGCCAATCTTATCGGCATTGATGAAGTCAGTGACCTGAAGGAGGGCACCCTCAGTATCCGGAGTAATAATCAGATTCCTGCCCTGCTGGGGAACCTTGAGCGTATTCATGACCTCGCGGAGACCGACAATCGTTGCAAGTCCGGGATTCGTTCCGAGCTTACCAGCGGTGTTAGCAAGGAACTGATAAGCCTGCGTCAGGACAATCTGATCAATACTCTGACCAATAGACAGCAACGCCGGAGCAAGATACTCGTCCCTCAGAGTAATGAAGCCCTTCGACTCCTCGCCATCCCTGATGAGGAACGAAGTGTGCAGATGCTGATCTAACTTCACAGCCACGTTAGTGGCCGTCGCGTCCTGTACGGTAACGCTATCAGTATCAATCTTCCTGGTCGCCGTGAACTCAGCGGGCTTCCGGGTATTGACTACATCACCAGCCTGTGCAATCTCATTCTGGAAATCGCGGTGCACGAGATTAGCCGCAACCATGCTTGCTTCCAGAATCATTAACGACTCCTGCGCCCACACCTCAGGAATGAACGCGTCCAGGTCGTTCGCGTACGACGTTAACCAAACACTCTTATTGCTGTATCGCATTACCGTCCTCCTATTTACTTAACATTCCCTTTTTCCGTGCGTCACGATACTTCTGCGGGTCTTTGGCCAACGTGACCATATCAGGAGCCTTACCACCCGCTCTTGACGTAGACCCAAGTCCGCCAATTCCCTCACCCTTAAACAGATTAAGGAACTGGTCCATCTCCGACATCCTCTTGACAGCCTCGCTAGGAGACAACTCAAGAGTTACGGGTTTGCCATCCTTGTCAGTATCCGAGAATGCAACCTTCGGAACTAACTCACCGGTAGGCTCACCGTCCGAATTGAGGCCCTCGACAAGTCGAGTAATTGGCCGAAGAATAGCAACGATCTGCACGGGGTTGTAGGCGTTGCCAACCGCAGCCGCATCTGTTATAGAACGGACAACTGTGGAATCAGTATATTTACTCTGCCATGTCTCCTTTTCTTTTCCTAAAACGGCTATCCTAGCTTCATAATCACGCGTGACCTTATCACGCTCCTTCTTCGTTAACTCCTCCTTGGTGAGGAACTCATTGTGCATCTGCTCAATACGACCTTCCAATTCAGCTCTCTCAACAGCGGTAAGGTTCGCCCGCTTCTTAATTGCCTCCAGTTCGTCGAGGGCTTTCTGAGTAGCCTGTTGATGCTTACGCTTCTCTGTAGCAAGCAACTTATTTACATGCTCCTGTGTGAATGAAGTTGGCGCAGCCGGCGTCGTTGTAGTAATTACATCACCAGTGCCCTCACCACCATCACCACCGGTTCCATCTCCTTCACCTTCACCTTCATAAGCCGTTAACCAAAGTGATTCGTAAATCTTACTCACTGCATCCTCCTCTAGGACACCCTACTTATGTCGAAACTGAGAGAGTCACGCAGATACGCCTTCAAATACCGCCAAGCTGCGACGCTCGGTATTCCAGCCAAAACGTGTTCTGCCGGTATCGACCTATCGTAGGTAGACCTGACATTTGAATAACCCTGAGATACCATGCTCAGGTTCTCGAACTCTAGCTCGGGGTCCACCCCGTCTAGTAATGACAGCGCTATCTCGGAACATGCGTCCTTTATGTCTTGCGGAACCTCAGTATCAGCATACCGAGGGAACTGCAACGTCTGTTCGTCGTCGGCTTTTTCTCCTAAAAAGTTGAGCCTGTCGATATACCGTGTCGCCGTCGCCAGAGCCTTTACTCTATTAAGCTCTGTCGCATCATCCCATGAATCAGAATTAAGTCTGCCAGCCATATATGTATCGCATTCTGCTTCTGTGCAATATGAATCTAAAACAGGAGCCGAAGCTGTTGGGATACTTTCTAACACATACTCAGTATCACCAGTTGTTCTAATGATTTTGAAGTATGCAGTATATTCTAAAGTTATATCTAGTGCCGATATATCATAAGTATAGAGTCCAGTAGACTCCTTAACGGTAGCAGCACCAGAAGCCACTGCGATATTTCCTGATAATGTTTCCTTAATACCATATGCTGCTAATGGATCAGCCAACACTACTGATGTAGCATCGGTAAGAACGCCATTCTCAAAATTCTCTACATAGATTTCCCTAGACATTTCTCACTCCTGACTTAGCCTCTGTATGCCCTGTAACTGTCCTGGTCGTTCTTGGTGTTCCAGGATCAAGTGATCCATTGGTCACAACGTTAGCAATCTTAATACTCTCACCTAGCCGGATGTTTGCTGCCGCTGTTCCAATATTCCGACTAGCCTCGTTGAATGTGCCAGAGTCTCCGTGTAGTGTATCCGAATCTAATAGATTCGCCAAATCCGGCGTATCTAATGATCCAGTTACTTCCGTTCCTCCGGCTCCAACTGATACTCCAATCCACAAGTCTGCCGCAAGCGGTATAGTGCATGTTCCCGGAGTACCACCAACTGTGTCTGTTGTCCTGACATTCTCGACCTCTGGGTAATCTGGTGCATAACTGGGTGTTAACGGCGAACCTGGATCACCATACGTCCCGGTACCAGTCAATACGTTAGAGGCTGTTGCATCCACTCTAGTCGGAGTGTAGTCAGAACCAGTAGGTCCATAGAAACCGGTTCCAACGGCTACTTCGCCGGGACTCGGGAAGACCGCCGCTACAGGGTCAGGAGTATGAGCACCAGCATAGACGATTCCATCAGTCTTTCGTAACTGATTATAAGCGTCAAAGAAGTCGCCCCGGATCGGGTAGCCGATGAACTTCTCTGGAAGGACTCCAACGTTGAGCCGCAGATCGCGGGTAGCGTAGTTGACGAAATCAGCAGTCGTCCCGGTCGTTACCGAAGCTGCGCCAGGAGCCGTTCCATCCGACGAGACGTTGAACTTCGACCTGAGCGCATTTGCCCCTACGAAGTCTGTTCCGTTCCCAATACCTACACAAAGTTGCGGATTTATTGTTACAGAGGCGGCATTAAATCCAACTAAACACCCTACCACTGTGCAGTTTGATACGGTATCATCGGTGGTAGCACCTATCCCAGTTCCAGCTCCATCATAGGCTATGCACTCGATTATTGTACAAGTTCCGGCGGTTGACCGAAATATCATGGATGTTGCGCCAGACGCTTTGATGCGTCGTAATGTGATGCTATTTTTTAGAACATTGATTCCATAGTAACTCGACCCGGTAGATACCACGCTCCAATTTTCTATCTGACTCCCTTCATCGCCAGCGGTTGCCAACTGCAACACTGACCCGCTCGACTTCGTAATGGTGGCCGTCATGTTTCCGATAGTGCCACGAAGATGCAAGCTCTTGCCACCAAAGGTGACATTCTCGGTGTACGTTGCGCCATCGATCTCGTCCAGAATATCGCCAGACGAAGCGGCTGCGACAGCGGCAGCGATGGTAGCATAGGTTCCAGTCGATGGCCCTATCGTGAGAATGGCGTTCTGGAACGTATCGTATTTCTTGACCTCGGCCATGTAGTCGTCATAGTCTGTTTCTAAAGGAGCAGACATAACAGAAGCAGCATACAGGTTCACGATGTCGTCGGCGATTCTGGCATCTGGTGTAAGTCTGTTAAGGTCGAGCTTGAATGTCGGAACTCGGTATGTTTCAGTCACCGAAGGAGGCTTGTCCTCGCTGACGACGTAAGTCACTTTCTGCGTCAGCGGATTTGAAACAGCCCATACGCTATCGTCAACTCTGATAACAGTACCAGTGAGTGTCGAATCTCTCCACCACATCGGGTCTGCGAAGTCTGAATCAATACCTTTAACTAACACGAATAATTCAGGATTACCTTCGCCATCAGGATGTGAGGCCACAGTCTCGACAGAAATTTCGAGAAGGAAATGACCAGTACGACGATTGAAAAGTCCGTATGCGTCCATTACGAAGTCGTCCTTCCGGTCGGTCCAGTAACGAATGTAAAGGCAGTCGTCGAGTCATCATCATCTTTGAATACATATGTGCTACCAGTCTTAACAACTTTACCGCGTAGCGCTGCGTACATAAGTTTTATGATATCTTTAAACATTACAGTACCACCTACCGTTAACCCGTTCTTATTAAAGAAGTCATCTACAAGTTCGGAGGCCGATGTCCCTGCCGTGCCACCAGTGTCAAGTAACTCAACTGGATCAGTTGTCTCATCGAAATCACTAATATCGCCAGTAGGCAGCTTATCGACAATACTCTGAACCTTCGTTAACAGTGCAGCGAAGTCATTAGCCGCGTCAACAACTTGCGTAAATCGGTACTCAATAAGTGCCACCGCATTCTCAGTCCAGTAGAACTCAAAGGTGAGTTCCTCCTCTGCTGCGTCATTTGCTACCTTATAGTAGAACTCGTAGACGCCCGTGTATGCGACAACCTTCTCGCACTTCTTCCACGGCGGGTAATTCGCAGAATTGTCAAGAGTATTAGTGAGCGCATATTCCTTATAAAGCTGAGCATTGCGACTTGCTCCAGAAGAATTGAATACACTGATTCCTAGATCATTACTATCGGGGTCTTGCATCGCACCACTATCATCCTTCATAGCAATTCTAATCAGTATAGCGGTATTACCGGCCGACGGTCTATTCATATATGTAGGAAGCGAAACGGTTAATCTAGTTACGTTGCTGATTCCGTCCACCGTATTCTGCACGCCGTCGAGTTGATCCGAAAGCGTTTCGAGTGTGTCGCTGTCCGCGCCTCTGATTGCAAGCTCGACAGCCGTGCTCGCCTTGTCCAGATTAGGGATGTTCGCCTCGACGTTATCCGCCGCCGTAGCCGATCCAGATATTTTAGACGCGTCAACGGTCGGAGTCGATGCCGACCTATCGAAGGGGTAGAACGCGCTCGCGTGCCCGTGCGTGTGGATGATGATCTTCTGATCTTCCCACTCCTTCGGCGCGGTCTGGTCGATGAACTCGATGGTCATGGTCTTGCCGGTGGTTTCGGTATCAGAAACCGTCACTTGCACGTCGGTTCCAGCGGCAGGGGCCACAGTCGGGAGCGTGTTGAGGTTGTTCTTCGCTCCTCCATCTATGCTGATCTTCACGTCGCCAGCAGCAAGCGTCGGCGAAGCCTTGTAATCCATCGACCCACGAGTCAACAGCGTGATGCCGTTGAGCACCGAAATGGCCGCATATTTCGCGTCAATAATCATCCGATACCCCTTCCGATTCCCCGTCGAATCCCTCGCGCGATTGCATGGTCTGGACTGCTCGTTGCCGGCAGCACGACCGTCGGACACATCAGATCAGCCGTCGTGTAATTCCACCAGACCATCGACGTGGAGGTCACGAGCGAGTCGATCCACACGCCGCGCATGTCAGCTTCGGCGTCGGCCTGCTGGACTACAGCCGTGCCCCACGTCGTTCCGCCGTCGGTGGACTTCTTGTATTTCGCAGCGATGGCCGATCCCCACGCCGTGCCACTCAGATAACCGACGTAGATGTCTCCGCCCGTTGTGACTCCGACCGCAGCAGCCACGCTCTCTGCGAGATTCGTTATCACGTTGGTCTTGGCGGTGATCGTGCCTTCGTTCGTGATGTCGTAGCAGAGCAGATCGGCAGCGGCGTCATCCCTCATGTTCCAAACGGCGCAGATCAGGTGGCCGTCGCTCTGGCGAATGGCCCCATCCCAGAAGTTGTTGTAGGAGTTGTGGCCACGCACGTTGTCGTTGATGGTAGCAGCCGACCACGAATCGGCAGAGTCATCGTAGGTGAGTAGGTCGAAATCGTACTCACCATCGTCAGCAGACGACAAGCACCAGATATCATTCGAGTCGGCAAGATTTGCCGGGAACACTCGCTGGTTATCAACGTAACTGGTCGTGGTGTAATTGGTGCGCGAAGTCCAGTTGACCCCGCCGTCGGTCGAGCGGTAGAACCGCTTTCCGGCAGCCAGCGACGACAAATCGAACTTCAGGTAGAGATTCCCTCCGCGAGACTTGGTGATCGAGATACTTCTCGACCGCCAGTCGTTCGTGGAGTCAACGTAGACCGTCGTGTAGACGGAGATGGCGGCCGCAACAAACGTATCTGTGGCGGTGTCCAGCGTTCGGAAGCACGCTCCGTTCGTAGCGTAGCAAATCCACGAGATGTAAATCTTAGTTCCGGTGTCCCCGGTCGTCCACTTGTCGAACCATACGGACACCTTCGTCGCCGGAATCGTAACCGCTGAAATTGTTACCGCCGCGCTCCAAGTGTTCCCACCATCGGTCGTCTTGCGATAGACCAGATTCGGGGTGGAGTCGATGTAAAAGACGTAACCCACGGACGTGGAAATCCACACAGGCCCGGCCTTATCGACCTGGGTGTTCATGTAGATATTGCAACTGGCGTCTATCGTCACGTCAGCCATTGACTAATCCTGTCTGAATCGACGGTATGCCTTGAAGCCAGAACTTCTAAGACTCTGACAAGCATCTTCAGCCAGCGACGATGAAGTAAACTCATAATGGGTATCCCGGATATTATCTTCTTCCGAATATCCATCATCGACCTCAGTACCATTGAAATTGTCTGTTATAGCTGCTATTGAGTCATCTGTACCTGCATCAATAGCCGAGTCATACTCCACTAATACTAACCATATCTGGTTACCAGAAAGACTCTTTGCCCTATAGTATGCAGAACGTCTCTCCATTAAAGCTTGCTCTAACTCAGATGGCATCTTAGTCTCCTTGATTACTTATCAGCAGCGATATGCAAATTACCGCTCACCACGACAGTATCGAAAACTGGCACAGCAGCTTCGATATCGATAAGGACTCTGGAATCATCCGCTCCAGCTGAAATTACTAGAGCCACATTTCTGCCTACGGTATTCGTATCAATAGTATCAACTTGGAACGTATAGATACCGTCACCTAACTCTGCCCAAGTGCCGTCATGAATAGCCGCGAAAGCAGCGCCCTCTTTACTAAGCGTGATC